CCCCCCCCAATTTAGTTTTAAAATGTTGATATTCATAATATTATTCTGGTTTAATCGTCCATCTCTGGGCGTAGTTATTTTTTAGCACATATATCTTCTCCATAGGCGTAGCGGGAGATCCGTTGGACTGGCCTTTCACGAACCCCTCCGGAGCCTGTTCCTGCCCCGTAGGACGCTGGTTCTCGTAAGGATAAGTACTGCTGTACATAGATACACTAAGACCGTAAAACTGATTCCTTCTCCCGTCCTTGGCTACAGATGTCATAGTAATCTGATCCCATCCTACAACAAGGTCGTAGAAAGAGTTCACGAAATCATCTGATCTTTTTTGGCTATGAGTAGATGCATTCACGTTAAACCATGTAATAGCCCTCATCTCATAAATATAATCCGGAAGCTTATCCATTCTAAGACTATTGCTATGAACTGCAACGAAACTAGTAAGATGTTCCAACCCCCTTCCAGACATATTATCATCATTCCAACCCGTCCTCCTTTCTCCATTCATCCAGTCATTTAAAAAATTAAAACCAGTAATATTAGGATTTATCTTATCTACCTCGAAAGAAGGAAGGGTGTTTATATCAAAATAATTCCACATATCAGGAGGACCAGAAGTTATATTCAACGAAGTTAATTTAGGAAGATCATTAAACTCCTTTATATACCTATCCAAATAACATGAAGGCAATTCAAGGGTTTGAAGATTTTTCATATTCTTTATATTCCTTATTCCGCTAGATTCTATATCCCTAAGATTAAGCATATTAAACATATTTAAATAATATACCTCTGTCTTACTGGTTATAGCCTCAGGAATTACGGTCATTCTTTGCCCCATATTTTGAAGATCGATATAAATTAACTTTTTGGATCTTGACAACTTGTCTACAGGTATACCGTCATTAACATACAGCGTATGGGATACGATCAAAAACTCAAGTCCTGGTATATCCACAATCGGGAAAGATGTCATCTTGCAAATTTGGATATTGGCATAATAAATATCACAAGTAAAATCTATCGACACAGCCCGTTGTACGTCCCTCCTCCCATCAGCGTAAGCATGATTATCCACAGGTACGTATTGCGATCCATCCTCCTTCCTGAACCACCACGTAGTATTGGGATTTTTCTTATGTTGTATCGCTAAAGAACGGAATATAATACGATAATTATCCTGCCCTTGAACCTTGGTCATAGGAAACTGCTCCTTTATTCCATCCCCCCAATCCACATTAGCCATACCGGGCTTTCTGGATCTAAACTCGACAAACGTATTATAAGGATTACCAACGACAGGATCAGGTACATAATTATAATCATCGGTATAATAATTTCTAAGTGCCCTATCCCATGTAGTGAACCACACGAACTTGTTGGATGATGCCTCGTATTTATATAATGTCTTAGCCATTACCTATCTTGTTAAAATATTCTACAATAACATTCCTGTCCAATCCCATAGAATCACATAAATACTCCCCTTCTGGTTGACCCCCAAACGATAATACCTTATCCGTATCATGAGCTAAAACATCTCCATTGCCTACAAAGGTACGCCCATCGTCAAATACGATAAGCTTATATGGCTTATACAACCTCGTGTCAATATCAGAAGATCGTATTGACCTTAACACCGAAGCCTCTGGTGCCATACTAAACCTCCATCCATAATTATTCATAAGAACATAAACCATCTCCATAGGAGTCGACGGAGAGCCATTAGACTGACCCTTTATAAAACCAGAGGGAGCCTGAAATACGCCACTAGGTCTTTTATCATCAGGGGTAGATGCTAGATAAATACTTAGATATAATCCATAAAACTGATTTCTTTTACCGTCAGAAGCTACGGAGGACATGGTAAGATAATCGAATCCCATCACTTTATCATATAATGTTGATATAAACGTATCACATCGCTCTTGGGTTGGCAGATTCCTATACATATAAAAAACATTCATAGACCTCATCTCATATATGTAATCAGGGAGATTACTTACATCTATATTACTATAACTAAATGAAGCGTCTAATCTATCAATGTTTTCCAGCCCCTTACCGCTCATATAAGGATGCCAACTCACAACAGAACCATACCATTTGTTTATATGACTAAAAACCCTTAAACTAGAATTTATCCTATCCACCTCATCCATAGCCGGGCATGTATTAGGGTCAAACGATGATGTAGCACTGCCAGGATTTAAATACAATTCTTTCAAATTATTGAATGACAGCCATTCCTTAGGATACACTCTCACTCTTCCGCCAGACAATGACAATATTCCCAGATTAGGCCACATGGAAGGAAATTTTCTTATATTGGAAGCTTCGGTATCGCTAAAATCTATAGACATGGCCAAATTCAAGCCTTTCAATTTAATTAATCTATTCCAATCTTCCGGTATGGATGTCAATGCCCCCACGCCAAATTCATTTAATGTTATACGCTCTATATTTACCGATCTCATTATCCTATCCTTTGGTATATCTGTTATAGTGTTATTCCCAGGGATACTTATAATTAAATTGATAAGGCTAGGCATATCAAGTATAGGAAACCCTATCATCATAATCCTATAGGACTCCATCATCGTAACATTATTGGTAAAAGACATAGATATCACACGTTCCTTATCCATACCATCATCATAAGCATGATTGGGGGAAGGGATATACTCGCTCCCATCTTCCTTGTAAAACCACCATGGATGACTGTCTGGATTCTTACGATAACTTATATCCCTTCTCCTGAACATCAACCTATATTGACCATATATAGATCCACTCCTAGCCTTTACAAAAGGGAATTGCTCTTTATTCCCATCTCCCCAATCAACCTCGCACATGCCGGGAGTATTGGAATAAAATCCTATAATCTCATTATAATTATTACTATCCAATATAGGATCTGGGACATCATCAGTAGTATCGTTCCTACCAACACTTCTAAAAGCATACTTACCCTTAGTAAAAAAAGTTATGGATCCCTTACTGGAATCCTTACACATCAATTTCATATCTCTCCCTCCTCTATTCTTCTAAAATACTCGACAACAGGTGAACTATCAAGCCCTAGATTATTACAGATATCCATAGCCTCGTATTTATCGGCGAAGTTATACCTGGACATACCTTCAGCTAACACGTCTCCGCTGAACACGGATACATGGCCGTCCTTTACGCCAAGGACGAACGGGGCGATCCTTGTCTTCCCTGCCCGCCGTGCCCTCGTAAGGGCGGCCTTGAAAGCCGGGACAGGCGCCAAGATCCACGTCTGCTCGTAGTTGTTGGTAAGCACATACACCTTCTCCATAGGCGTCGTAGGATTACCGTTGCTAACACCCTTAACAAACCCCTCAGGGGCTTGATAAACGCCAGATGGTCTCTTATTAGTAGGAGCTGCGGCAGTATATAAATCTAAGGTAAGTTTATAAAACTGATTCCTGTTGCCGTCAGAAGCCGTCTGTGACATCGTTATATAACTCCACGACATTATCTTATCATAAAACGTGTTAACGAACGTGTCAGCCCTCTCCTGCGTATTTATAAATTTACCATAATCACACAAAGTCCATATCCTAAATTCCCTTACCTCATACAACCAATCTGGAAGATCATCTACCGGCACCACACTTGAATAACAATACGTATTATGGATCTTATTTAATTTCCCTCCTACCAGATCTTGTTTCCATGAGCTACCACCACCCATAAAGGTAACGCCTGTCTTATCATCCCCTACCTTATCCACCTCATCAAATACAGGTATATTATTCCTATCGCTTATAATGCTTATACCTTTTGCCGGAATAGAATTAAAAGCCGGATCATAAGAAGGAATGTTACACCAGTTGAAGTTAAACTCTGTAAGATTCTTCCATTCAGAGAATCTTCTCCAATTAGAATCAGGATCATCCCCGAAGTTAAAAATGCTATTGCATCCGAAATACCTCAGATCTTTCATGTTCAAAAAACCTTCTGGCCAATTACTCCATACACCAGGATGAGAAAAAGACCCCATCTGTATATTACGAAGATTAACGCTCTTATTTATCCTGTCATATGGAATATCGCCATTTTTAAGAACGGATCTGACCATAGCCAAATAAGTTATATCAGGAAGATTAGTTATAGGGAACTCATGAAGGACAATACCATCCATATTGAACTCCCCGTCGATTACGTTAGAGAACCTCATCGTAACCTCCCTACGCCTGATATCGCTATACTTATGTGGAGGAACCGGTATATACTGAGACCCATCCTCCTTCCTGAACCACCATGTAGTATCGTCAGGATTCTTTTTGTACTCAATATCTAAAGACCTGAATACTATCCTATAACTACCGTCAGATATCTTGACCAAAGGGTATTGATCCTTTGTCCCATCACCCCAATCGACGTCCACGAATCCTGGATTGTTTGCCGAGAACCTGAGATTACGATTAAAATTACCTAAATCTACTATCGGATCAGGCACATAATCAGCATTCCTCCCATTATAACAAGGGAACCTGTCCTCATTAACGTAAAACGTCACCGAGGACAAGACCGTATCATATCCTACCAAAAATCCCATATCAGCTAATTGATGTTATATCATAAGACACCCATTCCTTGTATCCATTAACCATCTCATATACCTTGTTGATGGTCTTACATACGACAGCGAATCCGATATCCACGTTAGGGAACTTCTCGTTAAGCTCGTCTATCGTAAGATCCTTGGTTATGCTCTCGTCCCATTTACGCATCTCCTTTACCTCCATAAGGATCGGGTTACCGGTTATGCCTACACTCATGACCCACTCACCCTCACGATTGGCATCCGCCAGATCGGGGAAGATAGTAACGCCAAACAACTCCGTGAGCACGAACTCATCGCCGTTCCGGGTAAACGACACCGCCGCTCCTGGGGTCAAGACTACCTCGTTCACAGCCAGCATACTCACCAGCTTCTTGGCTCCCCCTGATACGGTACCATTCAACACGACAGTCACGTTACCCGTAGCACTATTAACGAACTTGATATCATTCTTCTCGCTATTTATAGCCTGCAACCTAGACCCAGATACGATATTTACGATCTCATAATTCTTGTCGTAAGTGCTCTGTAGCGTCACATTACCGTATTTAGTATCGATAAGGGTAATCCACTTAGCCTTACCACCTACTATCTCAACAAGCTTATAAAACACGTCATTGCCGTCAGCGTCAACCCATCTAGCTATAGCTCCAGGAGCGAAATTAGTCACCTCCCGATCTTGGGTATAACTTATAGTGCTTTCCGTAGGCTTATTAGTCAAAGTAACATAAAGGCATTGCTCTACGTCGGCTTCCATCTTAACTATCCCAGCTCCATCGTAATAATAATCAGGTACATTTTTTTCTCGTATCAACAAGATAGTACCTTCCTTAAGCTTATCGGCGTTAGTTGGATCATCCACGAAAGACTTCATCTGGATATAAGTATCGAAGATAATAGACGTACTCTTATCCTCTATCTTCTGATTGATATCATTGACAATATTATTAATCTCGTCTTTCGTATAATAAGGAGATAAATCAACCTTCGGACCTTCCTGCTCTAAAGCCTGAGTTCCATCCCACCAATAATCAGGTACCTCCTGCTCCCTGATCCAGAAGCTGTCTCCCACACGGAGCTTAGCCGTGTTCTCCGGAACCGCCAGCCACTCATTCATGGCATCGACCGTATCAAAGATATACGCCGTGTTCTTGCCCTCAGCTATACGTCTTACGACAGCCAACTCGCTCTCGACATCGCTAAGTCTTTCCTTTATATTATTGATCTCTCGCTCTAACTTATCATAATTATCCTCCTGATCTATAGCGTCACCGATGGACATATAAACCTCGTTAGTGAGCTTATTGTAGGTAACACGAGCCACCTTCTCGTAGGATGTCTTATACGTAGATGAACCCTTACTAGTATGACAAACAAAATCATACGTATTTTGATACACCACAGATCCACCGGTATTGATGAAATTATATCCATCTTGGCTCATCGTACCTCCCTTGTATCCAACAAGTTCAAAAGAACATTTACCCGTACCTTTAGATCCAAACCATGTAGCGTAGGCCATGAAATACGTCTCTTCAGGTAGGATATCATAATATTTAGCCCTTAAATCCTTCACCGACATCCAAACACATTCCTTACCAGAACCGGTATTATCACCACCCCATTTAAGAACTTCTCTAACAGAGCTATCTCCATTTCCGGGGCCAGACCAACCTACAGCAAGATTATCTATGGTGGGAACATTAGAATTAAGGGCTTCCGTCATCGTGTCCAAGTCCCTTCCGGAACTTGATTCCCATAAATATCTGAACGTCACAAAATCAACATCCCCGATCTTAATGCCTCCAGTATTACTAGGATATGTTTTTGTGACTAACTCATAATACCATTTACCATCACGGAAAGTAGCCCTTATCCTCTCTACTTGCTTGGGGGATATAGAGACATATGATCCGCCAACGGAAACGTTATCGCCATCAACCGCACGGGAAGTCCCATCCTTTGGATCCTCAGGGTCCACGGGGGTGTAGATCGTAGCCTGCTTATCTCCGGCATTGATAACAACTATATAATAGCTGTCCCCATCAAGACCCTCATCATGAGCCATGGTTACAAAACCCTGCTCGCTATCCGGCCTCCATTCAACGACAACCATATGCTTATCCATAGGTATACCGGAAACGCTGTTAACGTAATTGGTTGACGACATGAAAACAGCATGGTCATCATAAGCCTCATCAACACGTTGATGCTTAGTAGCCAATCCGTCAAGACGTGATATCTCAATGGGGTCGGTTACCTCGACCCCATTATAATCATACCACTTATATCCGATCATCGTATTCTCACGACGATATTTCCTTTTCCTTATGACCTCACCGCCGGCTAGGGCGTCAATCATATAATAATCATTACATACCTTAACCATGACCTTGATATTAACAGGTTTGACATAAACAAGCCACGATAGTAGCGCCATCGGGGATGGAGGTCAGCGTAGTCCCTACAGGGTAGGTAGGAGAGGATGACTCAAGCACCATCAACGACATCCGCTCTACGAACATATTGTTGTCAATCAACCGGCTTCCCTCCACATAGAACCGGCCATCGGCCACCTCATAGCATTCCCGCACCGGGACCATATGCCTTTGGCTCTTATCAGCGTAATCACAGATCGTCACCTTAGCCCCATCCGGTATAGACGTAAGCTCATCACCTACATTGTAATCAGGATGATCAGAGTACACGACATACAATATAGACTTAATATCCTGTAACGCCGGATTGACTGTCCTGAATCCCTTCAAATGTATCTTATGACCACCGATCTCATAACAATCATCCACGTCCATGATATTAAGATCACAACTGATAACCGTCCAGCCGTTAATAACCGTCTGCGTAGGGGTAGTATTGATAGGATGATCGGGGTCGGTAGACTCAACGATCTTATAGTCGAAAGTCTTTACATCCAGATTTCCGTTCAACGACTCCTGTCTCCTGATCTTCACCGTACCCTTTCCGGTATCATAACAAGTCTCAGTGGTATCGATAAGTCGATCCATATAATCCGGCTCCTCGCATTCGATACGAGCGAAATTGGATGGCAAAGAGGTATATTGAGTACCAACATGGATATCATTATCTGTAGAACTCAATACATGATGATTATACGACCTAACATGATTTAAAGGGTTGATAACGTAAGTGGATTTAATCCTTACCGATCCTCCCGGTGTCGAGTAACATTCTACCGCATTTCTGGTAATACGATCATCCAACCTTTCTAGAGCACACCTTTCACGGATAAAATCCGCAGGGATATTATTTATCCTATTTCCTAGCCCATACTTATTATCAGACGAGTCCACAATCTCCCAGAACTGGTTTCTTTTCCCAAGATCACCGTCATAAGACACCACATGTCTCATACGCACGCTTCCGGCTGATGTCTTGTAACACTCCTCGATATCAATAGGCATCCTATCTTCCATATCCGTGAAATCACAAGACACCAAAGAGAATCCGTCCGGGAGGGTAGCCAGTTCGGCCCCCGGAACGAAGCCGGCGTCATCCGATTCAAGCACCTCGAAGCGGACGTATCTTGCCTTTATCTTGGAGTCATAAGAAACCAACCTACGAAGCTTGACATTGCCATTGCCTCCGTCATAACACTCGACATAAGACCTGATGTCACGCTCCTCCATATCGTCGAAATCACAGACAGTCCTTACCCACGTATCTGGCAAGGAACTGAAGCTGGCGCCCTCAGGTTGTGACGGATCGGTAGTCTCCAGGACTTTATAGCTCTTATCCCTAACTCCTATATTCCCGTCCCATGACGTGAGAACCTCCAGCTTCACCTTACCGGCCGGTGTCTTATAACATTCTACAGTTACCTCAATATCCCGGTCCTCCATATCCGTGAAGTCACAAACGACCTCAACCCAGTCATCGCTTATGCTGGTGATAAACTTACCTACCGGATTCTCAGGATCGGTACTTTGCTTGACGCGATACCATTCCTTTCTGGTACCCATCTCGTAATCAAATATCTTATATCCCTCTATCTGCACCCTTCCGGTTCCGGTATCAAAGCATTTAAGCACCGGTATTATCTCCCTTTGGGTCATGTCCGGGAAATCACATACTATACGACTCCATGTATCGGGTATCTTATCATACTCCGTACCGATAGGATTGCTATTGTCAGTCGTATTTACCACCTCATAATGGGATACCTCCGGGTTCAGGCGGGGGTCTACCGACTCAACGCCCTCGATCTGGACCTTGCCCCCTTCCGTGGCGTAACATTTACTTACGAATATCAACTCCCGATCGGTCATCTCCGCTATTCTACAATCTATAGCTACCCACTCGGCAGGAATCTTATCCAATTCCGTACCAATAGGCGTATCAACATCTGAAGAGTTGATGATAAATATCTTCTCGGCCAATATCTCACCCTTATTATTCATATAGGTATGGATACGAGCCTCTACCTGACCTCCCGGAGTACGATAACATTGGTTGACGATCGACACACGGGCGTCCTTGATGTTAATGAACTGATAGTCCTTTTTAGGAACCTCGCTTACAAGTCTCTTTACTCCTTTATCATCGAAGTACACGTAACACCCGTCATTCCTCATCATGACCGGATACGTCTTTCCGTCTATGACAACACCTGAGAAGTCATCTGGCGGAACGGAGAAACCCATGCTTCCGAATATAGAAGCCAGTCTCTTTAAATACTCATTTATCGCAGACATAATATCATATTTTAATTCTACTGCCTCAAAGATAACAAAAAAGGGAAGAGAATTGAATCTCTCCCCTTTAGGAAATATATGAACGCAAAAAAGGTTCTTTATTTCGGCTCAGTTACGATGGCCGGGCCAAGACCAGCGGCAGCACCGATCATATTGATCATCTCCTGAACACCCTCATGAGCACCGTATCGTACACGTAAGATCAGGTTAACCGGATCGTCAGCGAGATACTTGCCGAATCCCTGAGAGTATCTATGAGGATTAATCGTGATCTGGAAGTCCACGTATTGGGCTGTTTGTTCAACACGGCTGTATTCGTTCATGAATGTCCGTCCCATGAAATCCTGATGTTTCGGGAAACCGTTGAAATGAGCATAGCCCTTCAACTCGTCATCCATCATATTACCGCCGACATGAGTACGTGGCGCTTTGCTGGACAGTCTCTCGAAACGAAGTTGATCCCACCAGATAGGAGACCCCTCGTCAAGAGAATCAGGATAACCGCCGCTAGCGCCAACGATCTCAACACTATCCTCTACATAAGTCATTTTATCCATCAAGCACTCTGATGGAGATAACAACATTTCCTTGCCACGGAAACGGATACCGCACTTGCAGTTAGTGCCAAGTTCCTGAGCCGACTCCAATTTCTTCCACATACGGTTGCGGTAGGACGCCGGAGCCTTGCTGGTGAAGAATCCCTCGAACACCTTGTCGCACTCATCACACAACATGTTAGTATATACCGTTGTCCGGAAGCTATGCTGGCAAGCCGCAGGAGTACCGTAGTCAGTGATCTCCAGTTCCGGGAAAGCCTGTTTGATTTCCTCCAAAGCACTGTTCCCGCACTCATCATCCGGGATCGTGATATAATACTTCTCGGTGGATACCTTGCAAGAACCACAAGCTGACCAAGAAGCGGTACGAACCGTAGGATTCTCACACATATCGGATGTCTTAGCCACATAGTAGATAATAGCCGTAGGATTGGCCTCCACGAAAGTAGAGATCTCCTCGCTCGTCAATTTCTTAGAAGTAGCCGCGATATACAAACCCGATCCCTTGATCTGGCTCATCTTATTAACCGTATCAGCTACCACGTTAGGTAAAGATTCTACCGTAGTAGACATATCAACACCGTCATCCTCCAAAGAAATAGAATAAAGATAACCACCCTTAACTTCCGTATAGTTAGGAGGACAGTCCGTACATCCTTTCATGATAGAGATAAGACGTTGAGTATAGTCAGCAGGTTTAGCCCCCTTCTTCATAACCTTATAACGTGACATGCTACCCTCAATAGTATCTCGTACGATCTTCAACCCCGGATATTGGGCGCGAACCTCAGCCAAGGCCAGATCATCACCAGTATCACATACCTCCATACAATAGAAGTTCACGTCCTCCGTCTCAGGCTCCGTAGCCTCGTTGGTGCATCTTGTAACAGGAGTAATATCGATATAATCAGATAACTTACCACCACCAGCAATAGGTTGATTCTTCATCCGCTCAATACACTTCAATACGGCGGGCAACAAATCAACCTCCTCGCAAGGATCGCACTCCTCGCATTGATTTGGCGTATTATCACAATCATCCAAAAGAATGGCGTCATTGATCTCTACACGACCCTCCTCATAGCCAAGAAGCTCAAAGGCACGACCAGCGAGAACCAAGCGAATAGCGATACGGTCTCCTTTGGAAACTGAGAATGCCGTATCATCAGACACACCGTTGTATCCTAAGATAACATCATCGACATAAGCATGATCTTTCTTCGGCCAAGAAGCGTAGATCTCTGTGATCTCGTTCAAGGAGAATAACGGCGTGGAAAAATCCTTGTCATAGATAGAGCGGGAAGCCGCTTGTTCATTACGACCGATACGGATCTCATAACGCTTGTCGTTACGAGGCTTACCGGTAAAATCAGTCACGGCCTTACAACCGTTCTCGGAAGTATCTTTAGTATCATAAATACCGATCTGTCCTTCCTTCAAGAAGATGGAATCAACATCCACCATCTTAGCGTGTTGGGATACGAAAAGTACCCGGTCTTGCGGTCTGTGCAACATATAATTAATATTTTAGTTTAAAAATCATTCACTAACGCAAACATAATAATAAACGAGTTCACGACAATAAAACACGATCACGAGTGTATAGGCATATAAATAAATTACATTTTTTGTAAAAACATTATTTAAGCCACTTTTTCTTATACATCTTCCTCATCATATCAATAAGTTCATCGAAGCTTTTTATATAACCCATATCTATAGCCCATATAAGATTGCCCTGTGTTTGCTCCAATTCCTTTAGCTCAGCTTCCGTAGCCTTATTCCTGATCATACTTTCATGGATATTAAAAACAATATAATTAAGACCCTTGGCGATCTTAACATAATCTACATCCTTAAATCTAGAAGCCGCCCTAGACAAAGCATTATACCTATCACCAGCCTCTATTCGATTAAGAATAAGCTTATCGGTTAACCACGTAACAACCTCGGCATACAACATAGGATTCAATTCCATAGCTACAAGAACCCATATATAAGGATTACACATAGTTCTCCTGTTCTCGCCCCTACCAACCGTCTTATAAGCACCAAACTTTTTCATTACTTTTATAAGAGACTCTTTTTCAACCATTTCCATAAAAACAGGAAATCCTGTTTCTATCATATATCCTTGTTTTTCAAGAATATAGTATATTCGCTCAGCACTTTCCTTGTTAGAAAGGATATTCTCTATCCTCTTATCATTCCATCCCTCCTGAATCCTTTTCCTGGTATAGGCTTCCTGTAAATCAGTCAACGACATGAAAGACGTTTTAGTGTCTTGCTTGATAGTAACACCAAAAAGATCCCTATCCTTGGAGATCATAACAACATTAGTTTTCATATTACATATATTTAATTGTTTAATACGATGCAAATATATAAATAAAAGTTTTACCGTGAATATATATACATAAAAATATATCAATATAAAATCATTATATTAAATATTTCATGAAATACAAAATATGTTTGTGATTTCTGGAGTCGGAGAAATCTCCGATTCCAGAGAATATGCATAGGATGATAAAAAATAAGCCTACCCATTTCTAGGTAGGCTTATCAATCAAAACTAACGTTGTTTATTTAAAGGAAGCCACATTATCCTTATCCATTCTATATCTATACAATTCATTCTCATTAAGGTTGAATTGTTTAGCTACCATATCCAGAATCTCCTCCACAAGATAATCGGGCAGCTCCGGGTCGATGTCCGTGGATTGGATACCGGCGGCGTTGATATACCCAGACAGGTCCACCCTGACAGGACGGCGGTAGTACGTCATCTTAACCTCCTCGGTACGGAAGCCTGACTCGTAGACCACGACCTTCCCGTTCCCTATGGAGTAGAATGTCTCACGGTAGTCGTAAGAAGGACGGTTATTCTCGTCTCCAAGAAGCTCATGGATATTCTCGTTCTTAGCCTCCCACATAACGAAATCAGTGGCCTCACACCCTTTGTATGAGAAAACGCCTTTTATGTTAGAGAACCATAGATAGTCATCAGGTAAGTTAAAGGACGTAGACTCCGGGTCATCCATCCTACCCGCATTATCCAACGACATCCAATAAACAAGAAGGTTTTGGATGGAGCGTATAGTCTCGTCATCCTTCCTATTTAGATAGTACTTAACCAACCGGTCTTGGGCCTCGTTGAACAACAGCACGAACCTTCCCGGATCAAGCTTAATCCCGCCATTGGCCAGATTCTGCTCGTTCTTCTGCAAAGACCTTAGATACGCTTCTTGGATTGTCATTGTCATTCCTCCTTAACCTTATCACCTTCCTCTACGTCATCCTTCTTCTTAATATCCTTAACCTTCCTGGTCTTGGACTTATTATCGATATTAGACATAGATATGATCTCCTCATACTCATCCAATACATTAGCCTTTATGTTAATAAAGTCTTTCTTGGTAGCCAAGAACTCAGCGGATGTCCGAACGTCAGGCCCTATGATCTGGCCATTATATTGTAATCCGGATGGAGTCATATTGATACGACCATTTCGTTGAAGGACGTTTACGATACGGTAAAACTCAAGAACTTCCTTGAAATCACCTTCCAATGACCGATCCCAGATATCAAGCAGATAATCGACATTGGTCTTCTTCTCATTCATCCAGTTTGATAGAGATCCTGTATAATACTCATCCTCCGTGAAATCCGGGCGAGTTACGATACCGATGTAAAGAAGAAGATCGATGACAGCCTGACGATCGTCGCCGCCTTTCTTAAGAGCGCTGATAAACTTATAGCTGATGTTCATCTTATTGATCTCACGCTGCTGAACGAAATCCTTCATATTGTCTTTCTCCACGAAACAGAACATGGAGTTCATGAAAATAGGGTCACCATCCATTTCCTGAGGAGTCAACATGCCGGAAAATACAGCCAGATATAAATAAAATAGATCTACGGTATTAGCCGTATTATAAACCTTACCCATGAAGATCTTATCTTTAGCGTCATCCCAAAATTCTAAATTGGTTTGAGATAGATCCATCTGCGACATTTCCTCGAAAGGCTTCATGATATTATCTACCCGCTGTTTGACGAGCCTGTCGATCTCATTCTTGTCAAGACCATTATAGCATCTTGATCTTGGATAAAAACCGGTGTTATAGGCCTTGGAGAAATCATCCCAAGGGCAACATACGTGAGTGGCGTTCTCCGGGAACGGAGCTTTAGCTATATTAGCGTCTTGAAAGGCCTGAGGAGCACTTCCATCGTGTTTGCCTACAACCTCATATAAGGTATCTGACATGATATTGAAACCGTTTACCTCGGCCAATACCTTCCTTGATTTTAAAATTTCTTTCATTTCCTTTTTGCGTTACTTTAAAAAAAAGAGGAGAGGAATATCCTCCCCTCTAAAAACCAAATTACATATGAAAAAAACTTAGCCGAAGTAGTTCGGTTGAAGCTCGATAATCAAGAACTTGCTGTTATCCATAACCCAAGCCGCTGAAGCTGAGTGACACCAGAATTGCTCTTTCATGCCCGGCAAGGATGATACGATCTCATTACCGTTAGCTTTGTGCGCCCAACGACCGTACTCATAACCCCACCACATGCTTACGCCTTCTGGCTTGATATAGAATACGTTGTTATTCATATTACCCAACTTAGCGTTAGCCGTATTAGGAATAGCGGAATACGCGTTAGTCGATCCAGCGTCAGTGATATTCTCAATAATACAAGAATAAGAGGATCTAGGATACATGCCATTCACTAACTCGCTACGATCTGTCATGTCAGCGTAATCCAAAGAAGGATCGTGCTCGAACTCTACATTTCCGATGCCGGGAAGAAAAGCGCCCTTAACCTGTACCGGACCTAAGATCATAGCATCATTAGTACCAGAGATAGGATTAGAAGGCAACATACGGTCACTACCCATACCCCAGCTCAAATTACTCAACGTAGTAAAGAAATCCTCTCTAATCAACTTCTCTAAGTTGACCATAGCCATAGCTCCTACCTTGAACTTAATCTTACGTTCCGTAATAGGAAGATCCTGACGTCCACGGAAAATATAAGATGCGGCAGCCATAAGCGTGTCCTTAGTAATACCCATCGGGCGACTATAGTAGATAGTATAACCACGGCGAAGCTGACGGTAGATACCCTCATTCAAATGGATAGGACCATTTTGATCCATAATAATACCACCTTCTTGCCACATCAACTGTCTAGCTTCCAGCTTAACCAACTCAGCCATACAGAATACCTCCAGCGTGGACGCTACCTTAGCCGTACGTAAATCAAGTCTACCATTAACAGTCTTGCCGATAATAGCCAAATCAGGAATATTACCCTCATACTCGCTTCTCATGGCATTCATACGACGAAGGGCGGTCTCCACGAACTCTGAAGTGCTATTCTGGGCGGCCTGCATGGACTTCATACCAGCATACATAGTGGTCTCACCCTCAACGCCACGGTGGTTTCCTAAACGGAATTCACAAGTCATAGAACCGGCCTTGTCAGCTCCAGATACCTTAGAGAACTGGGTACTGTACTCACCAAGAGCATGACCGATCTTCCAGTAACGGATACCCGGACGTAATTTCTCTTTAGGGAAGTATTTAGCCTTTCCGCCGATAACACGACCCCAATAACGTGTCAAATCACCTTCTGTCTTAGACGGTATCTCACCTGAGATAAGGATATTACAGCCGTTAGCGGCGTCATAGGTGATGACATCATAAGCCGTAAACTCAGATGTATTCAAAACGATATCAAACAAACTTCCATCAATACCCGGTTTCAGATGATGAGTCGAAGTATCCTCCGCCGTAACTACAGCGAATGTCTTTGTAACGGGAAGATCATAACGGAAAGAAGCTCCAATACCGTTAACGGAGATCGTAGCGCCGTTATTAATCATACCCATATACATCGGAACGGGGTAATTAGCGATATTAGAGAACAGATTCAACAGACCCAAATGATTCTTGTCCGGATCCTCATAATACCAGCTCGCCAATGAGCCTAAGTTATGCTCTACGAGCGAAGTCTTATAATTCTTGGCATCGGTGAAGGCAATAACGTTATCGCCATTCACGGTAGCCGGAAAACTTTTTGTTAAAAAAGGATTCATAATTATCTATCTTTTAATGTTATACACTCTTTGATCCACTCAGATCAAGGAAGTTAGCCTCTATAGTATCATTATCGATATTATTCTTATTTTGCTTTCCTCCCTTATTGCCAGAAAGAAGAGTGATGGTCTTCTTATTGACCTCCATCTTAGCCTTGTTAGTCTTCTGTTTAAGGAACTCGTCCTTATTCATCAAGAACAAAGCCAGATCAGCGGCCATGTCCGGATTCTTGATAGCCTCCGAATAAGCTTTATCTATAGCCGTATGACCTTGATTGTCTATCGGCTTGGTAACGAAATCGACAGCCTTACCTATCATCGTGTCAGTCAACTGGAATCCTGAGCTTATAGACGTCTTAAGACCTTTCTTATAGATCTTCATCTGCTCAATCAACTCCTGTTTCCTTTTCTCGGATTTTTTCTTCTCCTCCTCGATAAGGTTATCCATCTCCTTTTTCAGGATATCATGGAACTTATTGGCCTTGGACTCAATGAACTCATCGCCCTTACCAATCATCATCTCCATATTATCCTTTATCTCGTCTTCCGGCATACCCAACATCTTATAATAATGCTGGATGACCGCAAGCTGATCATTCTTGTTGCTCATATCAAGGTTGTCCAACGGCGCCTGAATGTTCTGATATTGGTTTAGAAGCTGACCTACGTTACCTCCAGCCTTATCCACCTCTATCATCTTCTTCATGAAGTCAGACATAGAACCGGTATCAACCTTATCCTTCAACAACTCATCGGCCTTATCCTTGATCAATCCCTCCACTATATCAAGTAGATCATCTTCTTTTGTGATAGTAGAAAGATCGACTGGCTTATCATCTACCATAATATCAAGGTTATCGATACTGTCGATAATACCTCTGGCGGCCATCTTCTCCAAGAAAGATTTCCCGTTAAAACCTGATACCACGTTATTATTATCAGTACCGCCTTCGCCAAAGGAATCCGGGTCTGGGTTGGTAGCGTCGCCGCCCTTATCCCCGCCACCTTCAGCCGCTCCGCCGTCGGCAGGCTCTTCCTTGGTATCACCTATAGGATTACCATCCTTATCATATTTACCCTCGATATTATTCTTATCGCCATCACCGTCACCACGGTAAAAAAGTTCCTCGACACTCATGGTCTTAAAACCCTTAGCGAAATCACCCATGTCATTCATACAATTTCCTTTTTTGCTTTTTACAAAAGTATTATTAATCCAATTACCAATTAAATCAAACCCATTATAGTATATGACAGAATTTTACGCCAAAATGATTACAGATTTTGTAAAAATATTCACAAAACTTGTAATCAATTCTTGTTTATTATTGACGTAAACCTATCTGTATCAGAACGTTTGTTTCTAGCGTCTATCTCCTTTTCTTTTAATTCCAACTTTCTTTTCTCTATCTCCTCACGAGATCTTCGCTCAGCCTCGGCGTTAGCCTGTCTGGTTCTCATCTCCTCTTCCTTGATATCAAGATCTCTTTCCCTTAAAGCCCTATCAGCCATAGCCTCGACATAATCCATGCCTTCAGAGTTGTTCTCGGTCCTAGCCGCTTGACCGGCGGCCATTATGCTCTTACCCCTTAAGTCGAAGTTGCCCTTGATATAAGCCAGCTCCTTATCCTTCTCATGCTCGTCATTACGTGCCTGTTGCTCGGCCTCGGCTTGCTGCTGGACAAGTCGCTGTTGATTCTGGTATTCTTCTTGCCTTACACGATCGGCGTAAGATCTAGCATCCCTTCCGATCTGATTCATCTCAGCCGTTGAGTTGGCGCTCATCATCCTAGTGATATCAAGTAAGTCATTACCTAACGTATTTGTCTGTAATATATATTGTTTCAAATTCTCCAATTCCAGACGTTTCTTGGAATTAGAGACAGCCATAACATTAAGATGACGTAACGACAAGCTATTATCCGTAAGACTGATGTAAGCCAAGGAAAGATCGCTGTTCCTGTACATCACGGTCCAATCGTATCCTTCCTTCTGGCATACTTGAGCCACGGCTAGATGAATATCCAATGTCCGTTTCTTGAAGTCATCGAAATCATTAAAGTAAGTCTGGGTCTGTAGCATAGTAGCGTTAACCCCCTGTTTTACGCCCGTAGAACTCTCGTATCTAGTTGACTGACCCATTGCCTGCTCGGATATTCCTATCATCCTATAAGCCATCATATAGGCGTAAGACGCCATTTCCATACGGGATCTTATCTGATCCGTATTAGTAAGATCATATACACCAAACTGGTTATATATGCTACTCATCTGCGGATTCTGGTAAGGATTATTCGTATCATTGCCACCTACGCCCATAAACGAGACGGACTTCACGATCTGCATGAAAGTAGCTAAAGCACCCTTCTTGTCCATCATATCCTTATATTCAGTAGGCAAGAATCCAAGGTCGCCTAAGAAGAACTTACCGATCTCCTTCTCGGCGTTATTGTATAGCTGGTTCATAGCAAGGTTATACATCATCTGGAACGGCTGTATGCGATCAGCGAGACTAGCCCCTATAAATCCAGAAACCGGAATGACATAATCATACAGACTGCTGTCACCATGTATCTGATGAGGTATTGGATCCCCACCGATATATATAGGCTTATCCATTAAATTACCTCCGGTGATCTTAACGCCAAACCTAACCTCAGGGACATACTCCAAGATATAGGTGTTCACCTTAGGATCACCAACGGCTTCGGCCATAACCCTCTTCACTTTCTTGATACCGTTCTTCTCCAAGAACTCCGGGAGCAGCTCATCGGTAACAAGCTCCTGATCCACCATCCCAGTCTCCGTCATGTAAGTTATTAGAAATACCGGTTTCATGGACACCCAATATCCCTCCATAACCCTAAAAAGGCGGGAATCTATCTCATATCTCTTGCCATTGGACATGTCAGAGTTAAAATAGCCAAATGGATGGAAGCGGGGCAAGAAGCGGGGCTGGGTGTGTTCCTCCCCGTCCGGCCCGAAGGTGTGGTACTCGCCCATCGGAACACCATAATAGTCCTCAGCGGCAACTATAGACTCATAGTCATGGTATCCTTTCCATGGAATAACCTCATTCTCGTACATACCGGTAATAGACGGCTTCTTTTTCTTCCAGTCATACCTAGTACCGTCATTAGATACCCATCCCTCATAATCATCATCACCTCCCATAATCCGACGCTTGTCCTTGGCTGTCATCTTATGGCCGTATCTTGATATCAACTCGACACCCTCGTAATAATGAAGACGACCTACATAAGATCCATATTGCGGGTATTTTACATCAGGATGGAAAACTTCCATAGGACTCCATACCTCCGGACGGTAGTAATCGAAACCAACGAAATGATTCCGGAACATCTTTCCGCTAAGAAGACGGTCCCGGAAATTCTCCCTGTCAAGCTCATCCATATAAAACCGGCTACGGTCGGCCTCGATCGTATGATCCCCCCATACCGCCGCCTGCGTCTTCCATCTTGTACTCATGAACCTCTGGATATCATCAGGGGTCATAGACACTTTGGCCTGTTGGATTTGCTGAACATAAGCCTGACGCTCCTCCTCGGAATTAAACTCATTGTACGTAGGATCAAGACCAGCCTCTACAAGACGCTGATTAACGATAATATCCCACTGTTCTTGTATATGACGATGAAGTAAGTTTGACATCGTATCCTCATACTCACTTATAGCCATATCCCCTACCTCATTAACCGTATACTTATCCTGTAGGTTTGTCAGCCATCCCTCAAAGGCATTTACGATACCACCTATGATATCATAATGCTTCAAGAAAGAAGGTATCCTTATATCGCTCCTTAGCTTCTGTACGTTCCTTAACTGAGGGATAACATCCGCCATCTCCATAAAAGATAACTTACCATCCGCCATCAGATAATAGTCACGGTACATCTGGTTACGATCATACTGTTTCAACCCTATCGTCTCAAGAGCGTCCATACAATCCTCCTTCCATTTCCTGTTCTTTTTCTTCGTGGAAATAGCCTGAGGAGGTAATCCTAATAACACTCCTTTTGCTGGAAACGAATGATCTCTATTAAACACTTCCATGATTATTCAATTTTATTTACAACAAAGATAGGCGTTTAATTGACATTCATTTACCTAAAAGCTCCTATAGATACCGATCCAAAGGCAGAGGCATATACCTCATGGTGTTTATAAGCGTCTTCCTTGCGGGCATTATTCATCTCCTCGATCTTCGATTTAGGCATGTAATTGTTATCGTCAAAATATCTGGCGAGAACCAACGCATGCCCGAACGCTATTATCCTATCGACGTTCAATCCGGGCTTATACTGTATTATCTCATCCAATAGGGCTATATCATCGATCAGCTCAATACCCTTGACAGTTATATCAAGACCAGTCTGATCATCATAACCGACAACGAAATCCTGCCAGCAATAATCCACTACGCACGAGAATAGCAGGTTCTGGTTGCCGGGGGTCGGGTATAGCCCCAGCTTGCTGTTCTGCCGGGAGCCGGCCTTCACATACTTATTGGCTATTGCCTCACCAGCGAATAAGAAGAAAGATGCCGGCATACCACTCTTCCGATTAAGATACTGCTCATACATCTGGTCAGCGTTCTCCATAAGGCATATAGCACCATATCCCTTCTGAAGCACCTCGCACGTACGGCAAAACTGATCTATGGATGATGGACGGGATACGTATGAAGCAACTATTCTATAGGCATAAGGATCTCGAATACCAACACGTCTCTTGAATACATAAAAAGCACCTAATGAGGGCGTATCCGACTTAGCCTGTTTGTAGGGATCGCTACCACTCACATATATAAAATCATCAAACCTATTGGATTGAGGCATCTCGAATATCTGGACAGGAGCGTCAATAACACCGCCGCTAAACGGGAAACCAGCCAGTTGCTTATTCGACTTAGTAGTGCCAAGTTTATTTCCAGATTCAAGGAAAACATCACACAGCATGCCGCTATATTGCCCTGACTCAAGAAGATCATTCTTATGCTTGATAGCGTACTCGACCGGGAATAGGTTCTGGGATGAGCTTAAAAAACAGTCGTCGATCGTAAATGGATAGAACATGGTATGAGAGGTATAAGCTACCCTATCTTTCGTAGATAGCTTCTTCCGTTCCTCGTTAAGCTTATTGGTACTAGCCTCGAAATCCGTGGCGTCAATCTTGATCTTATTAAGCTTCTTATCATCAGGTTTCCCCAAATAATCACCCAGACCTATAGTTCTCTTGACACCGGAGTTAGCCATCTGACCAGGAACAAACATCGCCCATTTCCGTTCTTTCCATGTTTTCCCTTTCATGGCTCTCCGATTTAAAATATCCCAGTCCATGACCAGAAGATTGTATGTATCAGGATCAGAGAACATCTCCTGAGCGTCCTTGGATAGTTCCACCTCACCACCGGTACCAGCCAAGATAGGACTGAGACGCCAGCCATAAGGAGTGTCGTAGGACGGCATGGCGGCAGTGTACGGCTTCTTGATAGGTCCCTTACCTACCTCGTCGAAAATAGCCGTGGCTGGGGTCAGACCGGCAGTCTTCTGCGTGGATGTCTTCCTACCCATGTTGATATTGGCTATGGATATTATGGCATGAACATCACGAACCCCGTTGGACATACGCTTGCCTAAGGTGACACCAGAACTCCAATCGGTCTTGGTCCTGTTAATCCTGAAAAAAGGATGCACATGATCAAGCCCATACTCACAATACTCACCTATATTAGACAAATCGCTATCGCTGAAACCTACCACGGAATGACTAAGCCCGATCGTCATGGTAGCGTTCATCTGAAGAAGGGATGACATGATAGTCGTATTATGGGATACGACAAAATTAGTGGTAAGGAACTGGTGAGACTTATTATCGACCTCAATACAAGTAGCTTTATACTTCCCGTAATAATCTATATCGGATATCCTAAGCCTGTTATGGGTCTTAGATATATACATATCATCACCATCCATGACGCAATAATATCCTATAGACCAGAATATTCTTCTTACGAAGGATATAATATACTCGCTTTTGTAAACGACCTTAAAACGATCGTCACCAGTACTTATGCCGCAAGCTATCTTCATGAATGAGCTTATAAACAACTCTTTCTGTTTTTTGGATGAATAAATAATATCATCCATCTCCTTATTGCTTAACTCGAAGATCCTGTCGGTAGATCCACAAAGGAAAGAGGCGGTCAGAGACCCAAGGAGCTGGGGCGACATCAGCCACCGCCGCTCGGGGAAATCCACGGCCTCCCCTATATCTATGGTCATCTTCTGGAAGTCAGAGTGGATGATACCCATAGTGCTCATGACTTTATAATCACCATGATATTTAACCTTCCACTGATGTTGACCGCAACATACTATACTGCGCCCGTCCTCAAACGTCACCTTATACATATCAACGAACCCTTGAGAATATACGCCTACTACAGTCGTAAGCTTACCATCATCGCCATATATGATATCACCGATATCAGCGAACCCTATCTTCTTAGGTCCATAAGGAGTATATATCAGCTCCGAGTCCAGAAGGGCCTTTCCAAAACGACGGGTACCGAACATCCCCAGCCCTTTCTTCTCCTGACGGGCACGTTGGTACATCTCGGCGAAAAACCATTCATTATCACGTAACCGGCTGATAGCCGGAACACGCTCTCCATTTGGGAGGTCTTGAAATACGGGAAAGAAATTAACATGCCAATAAAGCCATGGCGGGATGAACGTACCGTTGATAGTCACCCCGTTCTTGACCTTATAAGCCTCCTCCGTGAAGAACTGCTTAACATCATCATCCTGATCCTCCCATCCGAACAGATCGTTCCATATAGGGGGATTCTTCATGTTTACATAAAATTCTGGACTCGTGCTTAAACTCATGATCGCATATTTTTTAATACGGATTCTATACCACCGGAAACCTGTCCCTTACGTTCCTTCTTCTGGACATTGCTGACACTCCTGTATACATCCATGATTCCACTCTTCTCCATATACGAGTCATTCCATACGTTGATCTTATCGATCAGCTTGGATATGAAATCGAACGCCCTAGCCATATCCTCAGGCTTCTCCTTATCCCATGGATGCTTGGCGATATACGTCTTGGCGTCATCCACGGCCTTGGATATGACCTCAAGATTATCGTTTACCCGATCGACGTCCTTACTCGTCGGCTTTCGTCTTCCCTGTGGCATTGGATTTCATGTCCTTAAACTCGTTATACTGTTTCATAAGAAGCTCATAAGATTGAACAACCCCGATCTTACTTACTTCCGTCACGCTCATGTCATGGAACATATCCTCAAGCTCCTTGTCAGCATATCTCAGACGTTCCTTATCATCATAAAACACGAATCCAGACGTTCTGTCTTCTATAATGCTCTTGGCGGTGGACGCATATGTCGTATCTAAATCCAGATCCATACCGAAGCTGGTAGCCAACTGGATTATGAACATCAACCTAGAATTGACTTTTACAGCCTCTATATTCAACATCTGTATCTTATGGGTCATCTCATGAAGAACTACAAAATCATCCTCTTTTATCAACGAGAATGATTTAAGGGCTATCTTCTTAGTCCTATCCTCAATATCGCTATACAGACGCTTGCTCTCACGTTTTATGGCTATCCAATGCCTTATATGAGTATCCGCCTCTTCTTTAAGATAATCTCTAATCTCTGTTTTTATATCTTTATCTTCCATATTACGCATTATAATCATTGTTGTTTAACTCAATCTCATCACTGATGCTTTGGTCTATAGACCTCAATAAATCCCTGGTACTAACATCCCGCAAGAAGCGGACATTACCACCATTAGCCCTAGCTATCCTCCTTAAAGCGGAGTAAAGTATATCACCCAACGAATATTCGGGCAACTCACGGCATCCGACTTCCATGACAATAAGGGCATGGATACGGTCATCTATCTTGCTTCTTACGAGATTTCTCATGGCATTATTTATAAGCTTCCCCTATAATACGTAGCGGGAAATGTTTGAAATTACGTTCAGGATCGTCCTTAGTATAACCCATAAGAGATAGATGTTTCTCAAAATGACCTTCCGTATATTTTGAGGTATCTAACGTCATCCTAAATATAATTCTATTCTCATTGTCAGGATGTTTGTTATATGATACATCTCCCATACATCCACATCCGAGATGATGCTCCTTGACATGGAAACCATCATTATGGGTGATAAATAACACGATTTCTATCTTATCACCTATTTTCTGATCAAAAATATTTAGATAAAACTCGCTCTCATCATCCGTCAGTCCTATATCAAAGGAATCGTTAGGGCACTCAATATTAAAATCGTTATGATCGGCTGTTATCACCTCCATAGCATTCCATTTGGCTTTCTCGCCCTCCACGAACTTCAACGGGCATACCTCTGTCTTCATCCAAGCCTTTTCCTTGATAAAGCAACCACACAGCGAGCATGCCTGTCTTCCCATCAATCTTTGCAGCAATACCTTAGCTGGTAACTTAAAGAAAGCTATATTAGAAGAGTTCTTAGGACATTTCTTGCATAAATAAAGACGATTCTTGTACCACTCCGGATAATCCTTCTCATCCTTAGGAATCCTGCCCAATAAACTGTCTTCCCAAGCTTGGGCTATTACTTGGGCTTTACCAATTGTTTGCACGATAATTATTTTTTAAATTGTTGTTGTTGAAAATCCTGTAACTGTTCCCATGTCATGCCATACCGGCATTGATACATAGCCTCATGGTTGTCACGTATAAGGGGATCTCCGTTCTTCAATCCCTCCATACCCTCTATCACCTTTATCTTCTTATCCAGACAATCAAGCTCAATAGGCATCCTTTCGTCTGGATAACGATTACCCTCCTTGACATATATACGACGTATCTTATCACGTCTTACACGCATCTCACGGAGATTGCAGATAACGTATCCGATAAACGGGATCCTGATAGATATATTATCGGTATATCTGGCGAGATGATGGATATAAGATACGGATGCTTTCATGCACCATTCGACCTGTTGCTTGGTAAATTTACCTCCAGATCTTCTCACCACCTCATCGACAATATCCCTGTCGAACAAAATAAGACTCCTATCCATCGATGTTAAGCTTATTTCTCTTGAATACGAATCCCATTACACGGGTGTCATCACCCTTCCCGTCAAGAACAAAATAATTACGTAGGCTTCTCATCTCAATAGACAGCTCACGGGTACGGAAATTTCCGTTCTTTTTATCTACTAAAAAACCGCCACGCTTTAGCTCATTGTTAAGGACAGCGATATAAGATTCCTTTTGTCCATAACAATCCATGTACTTGGCTCTGGTATCATCCGAGTATCCGTAATTGATGTAGAAAGAAAGTAAGTTTATCGTCCTTTCAGTAATCAAGCTCCTACCCTTGGAATCCAGATAGCCATTGTATATCCTTAAGAACTGCTGGATCATATCCAACCTAGTGTCATAAGGCAACGCGAATACGAAAGCTTTCCTTTGTTCAGCCATATAAAATTAGTTTTAGGCAAAACTACTTAAAAAAAATATCGTTGTCAAGAAATTATGCCATAATCAACATAATATATGCTGATTAGCATGTATTTACGAACATCCAAAGGAAAAAGGTAGCAGAATTTGCGGAGGAAAGCCAGATAAGTCCACCGTAAGCCACGGCAACGAGGCCAGTTGAACACCGGCCATACATGCCTCCGAGCGGCGGTGGACAGCTCTATCCTGCCTCACGGGACATGACCACACCTTTTCCCTTTGGATGCCTTCCTGCCGTGCTATGGGATATAAATCCAAAGGAAATGGGAAGTCTTGGGGCGATGGAGCCTGCCGTAGAGGATACGGGCGGCCGGAGCGTGAGCGACCGCACAAGACCTCACCTTTTCTCCTTTGGCTTCTGCTCCGCCCGATCCCCTTCCGGGCCCCGGACTCCGGTAACATCATATGGCATTGTTATTATAAGCCTGCGGTGTCCTGCCTGACGGCACTACACCTTGGCAGTAAAAATATTAATTAGCTATATAGACATTTGACTTCATGATATACCCTACACAAAACATGGAGGATTAGGAAGTAGGATATATTAATATAGTTAATTATAATTAATAAATATACCTATTAATGCGCGCGTAACAAGTATGATGTCAAAAATGATCATACAGAAACACAGATATTTACCCCCCCCATTTTATTACGACAATTTCGTATAAACAACAAATGGGCGACCTTCACAGGCTACCCATCCATCCGAATAACTTGTTTCGTATTTACGGAACTCGTATATTCGCAACAAATAAAATCTTCTATGGGAACAAAGATAAGATTTTTACATATAATGAAATCAAATTTCGATAAGATTCTTACCGAAAGATATATTCCACGTAATATTCAGACCAAGAAAGATGAGCTAGGATGTGTAAAACTTCCAGCCGGATCACTTATATGTCCAGTTGATTTTAAGCCTGTTACCAATAAGGAAGGCAAGAAAGTGACAGCCATAAAATATTCATTGAAACATGAGGAGTATCATGGATCGGGAATCCAGATCAGCGATGAATGTAAGATGGCAATGATATATCTTATTATCATAAACGTATCCAAACATGTGTTTCTAAGAAAAAGGATGCAAGATGGAAACAGAGATCAGATAGAGATTAACACCAATGATTTTATTGATATCCTATCGGATGGATGCGCTTATTTCTGCTACCGACATGTATTAAGGGATTCTCATGAGGATATGAACTACCAGCTTATAAGCTTAAAGGCTTGGGCTGAAGGAGAGATTATGATAGCTTTATCGGATATCATAAAATACAAGCATAAGGCTAGTAAGACCCCAAGGATAAAGGATATGTTTGTAAAGAAAGGAGAATCTGTATATACCTGCCTTGATAAAAATCTTGATTCGAATACCAGAAGAAGGATGGCTAACAAAAGTCGTAAATTAAATAGAGTCAAGATGTTATCAAAAATAATATTCTCAGCTAGAAACAGAAATATAAATAAGATATATAAGGTAACTAAAAAAAGAACTATCAAATTCAATGTGTCATATCTTATGGATAGATTGAATATAAAGTTATCAAAAGAAGGTATGATGCTAATATCCCAAAGAACGGTATATCGGATGATAAAAGAAGTTCTTAGTATGTGCTGTAAGACTATATCCGATTTATATGATGAGGTAAAGAAAAACAATGGAATAGTCAATACCAAAGACAGGAAAAACGTAACTATCGGACACCTAAGACTATCATACAGAGGAACGATAATGCATATAATTATCGCCGAATATTTTATAAAAGACGTTTTCTTAGGGGTAAAAGGGGTTGAGATGAGTAAGGCTGGATGATTTGAGTATCAGATACAAAATTTAATATTTATATATTATTTACATTTATTTCAATTAGTTAATTATAACTATTCGTATCTTTGTACCATAAACTTAAAAAGACATGGTAAAAGAGGATTTTAGAAATGAAAACGACCTCCTTCGTCATATTATGACGGTGGATAAAAACGTGGAGCAGGGTCGTGCCTTGAAGAAGATTTTCACCACTAGGGAGAATCTGTTCATTACCGGTAGAGCTGGTAGTGGTAAAAGTACGTTCATGAGACGTATCGTAAAGTTCTTGGGTAAGTGCGTTATCGTAGCACCGACTGGAGTAGCGGCGTTGAATGCCGGTGGACAGACCATTCATTCGTTCTTCTCTATAAAGAACGATCCTTACATTCCTTCTATCGAGAGAGGTATGTTGTCGAATAAGGTGGATGTAAGTCCGTTTATGAAGAAGAAGATCAAGAATCTTGATACTATTGTCATTGACGAGATCAGTATGGTAAGACCTGATTTGCTTGATGAGGTGGCTGACATACTTAGACAATGCAGGCGTAGCAAGGAGCCTTTCGGTGGAGTTAGGTTGATTATGTTTGGAGATCTATCACAACTACCGCCTGTGGTGACGGCGGATGATTTTATCGACAAATATTATGAGAGCCGGTTCTTTTTCTCATCAAAGGCATTAAGAGCGTCAGGATTCTCGGTCATTATCTTCGAGAACGTATTCCGTCAAAAAGATCCTCAGCTTCTTTCCGTACTTGAGGATATAAGATGTGGGGTTATTACCGACGAGTCAAGACAGATATTGGATAGTAGGGTCAAGTATCCAGATAATATGGATAATACTATAATTATATGCTCAACTAACAAAGAAGCTTATGAGATAAATAAGACTAATCTTGATAAGATCAATAATAAGGTATTTAAGTTCGATGCTACTGTATTCGGGGAGAAGCCTGTAGCGCCTTGCGAGGATGAGCTTATAGTAAAGGTAGGGGCTAAGGTCATAATAACCAGAAACGGCAACGGGTATGTCAATGGCTCGATGGGTATCATAACCAGCATAGATACTGTTGATGAGACGATATATGTTCATCTAGACAACGATACTGAGGTGGAGATAACCAAAGAGAAGTGGGAGAAGATGAAGTACAAGCAGGTAGATGATTCCCTTGAAGGCATTTCTTGCGGCTATATAATACAATATCCATTGAGGTTAGGATACGCCATAACTGTCCATAAATCCCAGGGAATGACTTTAGATAATATATTTGTAGACATCAGCAGAGCCTTCGAGATAGGACAGATATATACCGCTCTTTCAAGATGTAGGTCTATAGACGGTCTTTATCTAAAATCAGTTCCTAAGGAAGATATGGTACTGCTAAGCGATAAGATATCTGACTTTATGGATAAGGTAGATGAGAATGAGGGTGTTTTGAATCCGGAAAAGATATCTGACATCGGAAAGGATATGATCAAGAAACAACAGGATTTATTTAACTTTGACGAATACGGATTATAATGGCTAAGAAAGAACTTTTTTCAGACGTAGATGAGTTAGTATCATCTTTAAATAAAGAGCTTGGAGAAGGCTCGATAATGAACTTCGGCGATGATAGGCCTATAATATCCATACCAAGGGAAAGCACTGGTTCTCTGGTGGTGGACAAGGCCCTCGGCGGCGGATGGGCGGTAGGTCGGATCCATGAGCTGGTCGGGATGGAATCTTGTGGCAAGACCATGATGTGTACGTTAAGTATGATCGAGTTCCAGAAAAAACATCCAGATAAGCTGGTAGCTATAATAGACGTGGAGAACGCTTTCGATATTGAGTACGCTAGGAAAATGGGATTAGATATAAACCGGTTTTTGATCTCCCAACCAAGCTACGGGGAGCTGGCTATTGACATCACAGCCAAGTTAGTCGAGTCCGGGAAGGTCGGATTTATTGTCGTAGATTCTGTAGCCAATCTGGTACCGAAGAAGGAGATAGAGGGCGATATGGAAGACAGCAACATGGGATTGCAGGCTCGTTTGATGTCCAAAGCCATGAGGGTTCTTACAGGAATCGTAAACAAAAGCGACTGTGTTCTGGTATTCATCAATCAGTATCGGGAGAAGATCGGTGTTATATACGGCGATCCTAAGGTAACGACCGGAGGTAACGCTCTTAAGTTCTATGCCTCTATCCGTATGGAGATGGCGAGAAAGAAGGTTATATTAGGAGAGGACGGATCTTCAGTAGGTCATGAGGTTAGGATAAAGGTGCTGAAGAACAAGACAGCCGTTCCGTTCCAAATAGCAGAGACAGCCTTGTATTATGGCGTGGGGTTTGATAAGGAACTTGAACTTTTGAAGTTATGCGAGGAAACCGGTATCTTTATCCGTAAAGGATCATGGTACTGGTACGGGGATGTTCGTGTAGGGAACGGAGTCGATAATACGTTAAGTATCATGAGGGATAATCAAGAATTGTGTCAAGAATTAAGAACTAAATTGAATTTGTAATCATGGCAATAGGAGTAAAATTTGTAGACGTAATACCGTCCAGTGTAGAGAACGCTGTCGAGGTTAAGAAAGGGGATGTGAAGAACTATCTGTTCGTAGGTATTCCCATGAGTGAGTTTATTGGAAAGAGATATGAGTATGAGGGATTCATATACATGTGCCTACAGGGTGTCACCGGTGGCACGGAACTTGGCGGAGATATAGCCATAGCCGTATTGAGACCGGTTCGCCCAGCCGTCGGGCAGGCATCTTATCATTTGGTATCGTATACACCTCTTACGTATACGAGATCTGATGTGGCGATATTCCTTCGCAATGGTGATTTTAAGGTTGTTAAACGTGATGATTGTAATCTTATCTGATCATGGGAACATATATATCGATAAAATCAACAGTAAACGCATTCAGGTACGGGATTGATCCTATACCTGAATGGTTTGATAAGATATCCCAAAGAACCAAGGAGCTTGATGTGATGGTTGACGGTCACAAGGTAAAGGCTTTGGATATAATCCTAGAAAATGGCATTCTACGGGCTTTTTACGGTTATTATATAGGTATGTATCCGGATAACTCAATACAGGTGTTTAGACCGGAGGATTTCCATTCATTATATACGTTGAAGTTATGAATATATCAATAGGCATAGATCCGGGTATAGACACCGGAGGATTGTCCATGATCCCGGAGAACGGGGATATTAAGGTAATTATAACTCCAAGGATATCAGTTAAGGGGGATATAGATCTTAGGGCTATATCAAGCTTCTTCCTCGATGCCGCTGACAAGATCCAAGAAAAGGGAGGCGGGACGCTGGCGATCGCCGTCGAGGACGTCCATAGCATCCACAACAGCTCGGCAGCCAGCAACTTCACCTTTGGCGGGAGACGCCGGGAACCGAACGCTCTATTTGCGATGATGGTGGAGATGATGGAACGATACGGATCTCACCCGGATGTTAGGTTCATGTTCGAGGAGGTGCAACCAAAGACCTGGCAGAAGGAACTTCATACGACAGCCGATCGGGTGTATACGGCGGCGAAGTTAGACACGAAGGCTACCTCCATCCGATGTGCCATGCGCCTTTTCCCTTTGGTTTCTTTCGTGAAACCATGGTCAGGAAAAGGAGTACAACCTACTAAGATACAAGACGGCATGTGTGACGCTACGCTTATAGCCGAGTATATTAGACGTAAGTTTAAACTATTTTAATACTATTAAGTATTTATTGTATTTGTATTAATATAATTATGATTATATTTGCGATGTAATAAAAAGTTGTTCGTTATGCTTATAAGATGCTTGTCGAAGTCATTAAATGAGAAGTTGGGCAAATTGGAGACGGTGGTTAAGAACGCCGGTTCCAACTCCCTTTATAAGGATCTTAAGATAGATGTTGTCAATAATCTGGCTTATATCACTTCCGTAAATGCCAAGGTATGTGTTATAGAGCGATTGGAGGTCGAGGCTGACTCTAACTTCTCTTTCTTGGTAGAGGCAAGCTCTTTTATTAAGTTCATGAAAAAACAGAAGAATTGCGAGATTACGATACTGCTTTCGGATAAAAAAGATCAGATAACGATCCGCTATGCTTCTGGTGAGTATAGTTGTCCGGCTTTTGATATCAATACATTCCCGCAGGTACATAAGATACTTGATGGAGGAATTAAGGTTAAGATGAGCGATTATGTTTCGGTTCTTAACAAAGCCAGCGATTATACGGAGGTAGATGACTTTTATCCATGCATCGATAATGTGGTCATTGATATTGATGATATTAATATTAATATAGTAAGTACGGATAGAAATACTATTTACAGGTATTTTGTCCCTAATAAGGATAAGGTAGATAAGATGTTTATCCCAGTATCGAACGAATCCGCGATATTGCTTGATAAGCATATCGATAAGTCATCAGATATGTTGTCTATAAAAGTGGACGATACTAAGACTTATTTCTCTACGCCTGATATGGATATGTATGAGACCCATTTTGAGGGTAATTATCCAAATTGGAGGTTCGTGGACGAGCATTTTGTCAAAACAAGTACCTATGTCTTTGATAAGGGTCTACTCGTCCAAGCCCTCCAAAACAATCTTAAGGTAAATGAGTTTGATCATTGCAAGTTGATATTTACCGATAAAGGATGCGGTATTATGTCAGAGAACCCGTCTTCCGGTAAATCATGTAAGGAGAGACTTGCTTCTTTGTCTTATCATGGTGAAGATATTATATGTAACGTATTATGTGGAAGATATCTTGGTATTATAAAAAGCGTCTCATGTAATAGGGTGGTTATCGAGCATGATCATAAATCTCATTTCAATAAGATTTATGGGGAGGATAATAAGAACGAGTATTTCTTGTCATCATCAGTTATTGTTTAATATTTAAAAATATATAAAATGGGAGTTAGAGAAAATTCATCAGGTGGTAATAACCATTACTTTAAAGTAAGTGGTAGCGGATTATTATATCAGTCATCAAGAGAACCAAAGGAAGGTTTCGAGGAGCATATAAACGAGAAGACCGGAGCAGTTTCTTATTGGAGGGTATTCTGGAACGGTATCGAAGGCTATTTGTCTGACATCAATGTGCGAGAAGTGGAGTTCAATGGAATAAATGCCAAATACTTATCCATAAAGATAAGTGATGAGGATGGTAATTACTTTATAAACGTTCCTTTGATGACTCAAAAAGGAGGTATCAATAATTACGTTAAGTCACTGGTAAGGTACTTGCCTAATATCGACCTGAAACGTAAGGTGGTGATCAATCCTGCTCATGCTAAGAAAGGGGATCAATATGCTCCCGGTAATTTTTTCATTTCATACGCTAGGGAAACTCCAGATGGGAAGGACGAGCTTATCCAGCAATATTATAAGAATAGGCAGAATGGATGGCCTGACAGGGTTGAGAGTACTGATATAATGGGGAATAAGAAGTTTGATTATACGACCCAAGACGCTTTCGCTTATCAGGTACTTAATAAATATATCCAAAGTATTAAAGCGGATGGCGTGAGACCGGTTCAGTCTCCAAGCCAAAACAACGCTGGTGAGGCTATAACGCAAACGCCCCCACCGTCATACGCTACGCAGGCTCCATCGCAAACGCCTCCTCCATCATACCAGCAGGCTCCGCAGCAAGCGCAAGCCCCTTTGTTTGGAGGTCAACAACAACCTCCTCAATATCCTCCTTTTGGAGATGACAATGATCTTCCTTTCTGATTTATATGGATAAGGTTTGTTTCAAATGTGGTAAAATAAAATCCATAGATGAGTTTTATAAGCATCCTAAAATGAAAGATGGACATTTTAATAAGTGTAAGGAGTGCGCTAAAAAAAGATGTTCATGATAAATATAATGATAATATCAAAAATCCCGATTTTGTAGATAAAGAAAGGGAAAGAGGAAGAGAAAAGTATAAGAGGCTTGGATATGCAAGTAAGCATAGTAAAAATTATAAAACAAAATCTTGTGTATATAAAGGCTTAAGTAGGTCATTAAGATCAAGAGGATTTGATTTAAAATACAAAGAAGCTCATCATTGGGATTATGATTGTTTAAAAAGCGGGTTTATTTTATCAAGAAGAGCACATAAACTTATTCATAAATATCTAAAATTGGATAATGAAAATAGATTTTTCTTTTATGGTGAGAATCTTCTTGATACTAAAGAGAAACATAGAATATTTATGGATAAGATATTTGAGATAAATAATGTTGATTATAAATATGTAGAATTTGATTTATGATAGAAAGTAATTTTAATATGTCTACTAAAGTGAACCGTGTCTCGATGCCTACCCAAAATAAGGTAGATACGGTTATGAAGAACTTAGGGCATCGACCTTGTGTAGCGTATTCCGAGGAAAAGAATATGTATTATAAGGACGGAGAATGGGTAGCGTCAGATCTTGACGCTACTATCTTACCTCTTAGGGAGATGTTCGAAAAGACATCTGATTTGAAGTTAGGATTGAAGATCGTGTATTTAATAATCAAATTATAATATGGCCACAATTGAAGATATCAAAAAACTTCTGGAGAGTAAGTCATTTACATCAGCCAGAGACCTTGATGAGCTTGAGGAGAAGCCGGATGATAAACAAAACGAGGTTAGATTGAATTGCGAACCTATGGTAGGGATGGTGGAGAAAGAGGGAAAGATCTTCCTTAACTCCGTAAGATTCTCGAAAGCATGGAACTCGTTGGGTAAGGATATTCCTATCAAGCAGGGTAATGCCTTCCCATTAGGGCAGGGTGATGTCCTTGATATAGACACAGGGGTGTGGGCATCGTTCCCGGATAATACCATAGGGGTGTTGATGACGCTGCCGTCGTTTACCGGCGATACGGGACTTACTTTGGTGGGATCACCGTTCGTCTCGTCTAATAACGGGAATATCATGATCAGGGTCACTAATGTCCGTAAGGATATGGCTATAGTCGAGAAAGATAAACATATAGCTGAGTTAATTATAGTCGGTAAGATAAATGCCGATATTCGTAAAACTTATAACAGTGATAAAAATGTTCGGATTGAAGATAGTAAAGAGTAGTTATATAAATACTCTAAATCAGGATCTTGATGAGGCTATTAGCTATTCAAGTAGATTAAAAAGAGATTATGAGGATTCCCGCAAGAAGATAACGGAATTAGAAGAGAAAGTAGGGTATCTTGAAACTCTTTCCGATTCCCTTAATATGGATATAGAACAAAAGGATTCTATTATAATTAAGATGGGTAATGAGCTTAGTAAATCAAGAGAGATATATAATGAGTCGGTAAAAGAGAAAGAAACTCTTAAACGGGCTTATATGGATATCGAGAAGAAACATAAACTATCATCTAAATTACTCGATGAGGCTAGAAGAAGATATAAGGAACTTGAGGACCAGAATAAAATCATGTCAGATCGTATCAAGTATCTGGAGGCAGAGATTTTAGACATCGATGTTCCTAATGAGGTTGTTGTTGATGAGGATAAGATGGATCCTAACTCAGGTCATATTGATATACCTGAAAATAACGCCCCTGAGGTCGCTGATGCCGGTATTGACGTAAATGTCGAGAATAAGGCGGAGGATAAGAAGAAATCTAAGAAACGTAAAAAATCTAAGAAAAGTGAATAAGATCTTGTTTTTCTTGTTAACGTTATTTACCTTAGCGGTTGTCGGATGCAGTACGTCAAGAACCTATTATACGGAATATGATACTACTGACATATCTTATGTAGTGGATTCCATAGTGTCTTCCGGGACCGTGATGGGCCAATGGAAGGAGTGGCGGTTTACGCTGGACGACGGCCGGGTTGATAACTTTGGCTTTACCGCCCTGTACGACGCCAAGGGAAAGGCTAGAGGGTCTATACAGGTAAGGCAAAGATCCGATACGTTTAATATCAAGATAATTGATTACCATAAAAAAGATAAGTAATGGAATACGGACTAGGTTACATACCATCGCCAGCAGATGATAGGGACGCTATTATGAATATGCAGCATGAGGCTGTCCCTGATGAGTATAAGGTCAATAACGTTGATAGCGTAGTGGATCAAGGATCTTCTCCTATTTGCGCTGCGGTAAGCTTAGCTGAGATACTTAACTGGAGAAAGAGTATAAGGGCTATTAAAAGACCGGCTAAGATCTCTCCCTACGATATATATGATCTGAGAGAGGATAAGGATCAAGACGGGATGGTTCTTCGTGACGCTATCAAGTCTATCAAGAACGTAGGCGTAGATGGGGAGAAAATAAACAGTTACGCTAGGATCATAGATCCGGTATCAGCTAAGGTGGCTTTGATGCTGAATGGGCCTCTGGTTATAGGTCTGTATTGCTATAATTATGGTAATCGATTCTGGCAAGGCCAAGGACAGAACTTGGGAGGTCATGCCGTTATCCTCACCGGCTGGGACAAGGCCGGCTTCGTCCTACAGAACAGTTGGGGGACGGGATGGGGTAGGTCTGGTATAGAGACGTTCCCGTTTGAGGATTGGTGCTATATGCTAGAATGTTGGACAATAGTTTCATGATATTACTATATAAACTTCGAGAAATTCCTTTCCACATCCTCTTGTGAAAGACGATGTGGTGTATTTAGGACCCGTAGCTCAATTGGTAAGAGCAACTGGCTCATAACCAGAAGGTTGTCGGTTCAAGCCCGGCCGGGTCCACGCTATTTTTTGGGGAAAAACTAGCATAGAGTTTTGTTATTAGGTTTTTTTTTAAAGTTTAGACGTTTGATGTCCTGGTTCGTGAGAATAAGGACATATGCCCTAATAGTTCAATGGATAGAACACGTCGGTCCTAACGATGAAATTTCGGTTCGATTCCGGATTGGGGTACATGGCGTTTTCTTAAACATATTCCCGTAGGTCGGTAATTAACGATAACCGGTAGACAGCCTACGGGAATCAATAAAATCCTACGTGCTTAGGATCGCTTTCAGTTCTATTTTTCGTGTGTAATCTATAGGAGGGTAGCACGACCCTCCTTTTTATAAATACTATTTGCTATGGACATTAATCAGATAAAAACGTATCTACCATCAGGATGGGATGTGGTTGATCTAATAAATCACGGCATAATCGATCTTGATATCATGAACGGAAAGATGATGGGTGAGTATATGGCTGTGTTGATGATAAAGTCTTATGATAAGATTACTGAATCACATAATTTAACTACTTTCTCGTTCCATGATAAGGATATGGGTGGATTACGGAGATTGGTATCGAACGCTATAATGGCGGTTGGGTTAAGGAATAATCCTCTGAAAGGAGATGGGAACACGGCAATCAAATAAAGGTGCTGAATACACTGAAAGAGGGATATTGGATATCCTTAACAGACAGTTCTTGGTATCTCCTAGATGGATTATAAACAACTTGTATGTCTATAACTGGGAGTCTGATTATCTGGCTATAACCAGATCCATGTACGCTTATGAGGTTGAGGTGAAGATCTCGTTGGCTGACTATAACAAGGATTTCGAGAAGGAGGGCAAGCACCAAGTAATGCAAGGCTGGTTCGAGGCGCGAAAGCAAGCCCTGTACGAGGCCGGTGACTGGGTCAGGTACGGCCGCCCCAATTACTTCTACTACTGCGTTCCGGATGGGTTGGTTGATCCTAAGGACATACCTCCGTACGCAGGACTCGCTTATGTTTGTGGCAGGAATTTGAGAAAGATCAAGGACGCACCTATCCTGCATCGTGATAAATTTGACCCCGAAGCTTATAAGATGGCAGACAAATTCTACTACAATTGGTGGAACGAGAGACGTAAGGCCAGACAGATAGAAGGGAAGGATATGAAAGATGAGTTCAGGAAGAGCATGAAAAAGGTGAAGGAGAAGATAACCGTCGATGCCAAGATCAGGGCGATGGAGGCGTTCTGGAGCGTGTGCGATTATGCCTACTGGCCGTACGGGGGAAGAGGGGTGCCCGGAATGAGACCCAACTGTTCCGCTTGTGGCGAGGAATGTAAATTACAATGCCCGAAAGGGAAAGAATTTAAAAACAAGATAAAATGAGTAAGATTAAAGATTTATTGGCAAGAGCCATTTCATTAGCCTCAGAGCAACCTATGAGCTATAAAGAGGCAATTGAGTTGCTTGATGGTATAGATACGTGTAAGGTCAAGATATGGCTGGAAAAAGGGGCTAAGCTGCCTGAATACGCTCATAAAGAAGATGCTTGCATGGATCTATTTGTAAAGAATATAGAGCTTGATAGCGGCAGAATCATATATCATACTGGTGTACATGTAGCGCTACCTGAAGATTATGAGATGGAAATCCGTCCACGTAGTGGTTTTACTAATAGCGAGCTAATTATGCAAAACGCCCCTGCTACCATTGATGAAGGATATAGTGGGGAAATTATGATAGTTCACAGAAAAATGGATAGGAATAGTCCTTATTATTGTAATGTAGGTGGTAAGGTAGCACAACTTCTTATTCGTAGACGGGAACGTATCGTATGGGAAGAAGTGGAGTCATTAGAAGATCTTGGAAAATCTGATAGAGGTGATAATGGATTTGGAAGTACAGATAAGATAAATAAAGATGGCTTCATGACCAGCGAACGTCGGGTAGGAAACCACCGTGGTAATGAATGATATGGAAAACAAAAATACATCATCCACTACTAATGAGGGCTTGAAAGAAATTGACAAACAAACAAATCCTGTTATGTATGGATGGAGATGTCCGGTATGTGGAAGAGTATATTCTCCCTACGTATCTATGTGCGCTTATTGCGGTAATAATAATATGAATCATATTACATGTAAAGTTACTGGATAATTGATATGAGTGGAAGAATTAAAATAAAGCCCAAGGATAAGGATAAGAGACCTAAGATCGATGTATTTAAGGTAATAGAGAACCGGTTCAAGAATATGAACGAGCTTCGGGATCTGATCGACATGGATCCAAGGAAAGGGCTGGTCAGGATCCGGGACGGGGCCGGCTTTAGGGAGGTGGAGCGGGGCGGATGCCTGCACCGGAACTACCTTAACCTGTTGGAGGAAGAGCTGGGCGCTAAATTATCCATAGATCTTATAGAAAGGTATATCAAAAGATAATAATATATTAAATCGTAAAATTATGAATAGATATGTAAAGAAACCAATTGCGATAGAAGCCGTAAAATGGAAAGGCTTTAATAATGATGAGATCAAGGATTTCGCTGGTGATAGCGTTAAAATAGAAGTTATTCGTGAAGGTGATGCGGATAGAGGTATACCTCCTTGTATTGATTGCAGTATAAAAACCCTTGAAGGTGTTATGACAGCCAATGTAGGTGATTATATCATAAAAGGGGTAAATGGAGAGTTTTATCCTTGTAGGTCTGATATATTCGAGAAAACATATTTACATGAAGATGAGATGGGTAATATATCCGACGGGTATCATACATTTAACGAACTATATAAATATCGAATGCTTTACAATGCCGCTTTCTTCAATGAGCTGGCTAAAGGCGATATAAAGGTCTGTAAATCACATAAGCATCATGATGGAGAGGAATGCTTCGGCGGAGGGTGGTTTATCGTAATGGCAGAACTGCCAACTGGACAGATATCCAATCATTATGAGAACCAGTATTGGGAGTTGTTTAATATCCCTGAACTTGATACAGCATGGGAATGGGATGGACATACGCCTAATGAGGCCGCTGATAGAATAGAATCGTATTTGAAGTCAAATTGATATTAATATCTGCCCTAGGAATTACCTAGGGCAGGTTCGTTTTATATACCGAAGTGTCTACCACGATCTGGCTATCCATATCCTCAATCAACTCAATGATCTCATCCCTTATATCATAAGAAAGCAAGATCGGTATTATGGTTAGTATAAAAGATAGTATTATTCCTGATCCTATTATGATAGCAATATCATCGCACTCTATATCTAACATCGGCATGACAAACATCAACCCGGCCGTGAATATCATCACGAATAACGCCGATATCTCATTTATTATATTCCGCTCCATCGTATCCTTAATCATATCTCCTCAACTTTAGTATGGTTTATTATCCTACTGATATGACGGATACTTAATCCCGTCCTGTCCTTTATCTTACCATATACGTAGTTCCTTGACACGACAGTAGCCAAATCACCTAGCTCATTAAGTATCTCGTCATACATCCTATGGATCTCGTTGTTGCGGATAACCGTACTGTCCCTTACATATATCTTCTCAACGTCATCGTCGCAGAAGAAGATCTTAAGCTTATGAAGTATGTCTCTAAACATGATTATAGTTTTGTTCCAAAGATATGAAATTTTGAGGATAAAACCAGAAGAAAGCCAAAAAGAACGGGAGGCGGTGGGAGGACAGGGGAAGCCCGGAGGGATGAGGTCTACCCCCTTCCCTTGGTACTACACTATCCTTACCGTTACTCGATAGTTACCATGAGAACCTTTCCCATAGGCATAAGATTCACATCCCGAACAAAGATCAGTTACTATACAATTATCGTTTAATACATAATCACCATCCCAAGTTACATAACTTTCATCTAAAACCTGAGTCTTTAATTCAGGTCTGTAAGTGAAATTAATAATCTTCCCAGGATCGGTTATCACCGTTACAGGAACAAAATTAGTTATCCTATTCCCGTATGTCACCTTATTAGCCAACTCGCAATGCATACCCGAATTATATTGATACGTAAGGGTTCCTTCTATAATACCTCCACTTATGCCTAAAATAATATTGCACTCATTTTTCGGATTTAGATATTCTACCTGTCCTCTTATGCTTATAGTTTTTATCTTCTTATCGCGATATATATCAAGATAAGATCCGTTAAAACCACGTTGATATGTATCTCCATCAATATATATATCTACAGGATTAAGACACATTCTCTTGTCTATATTAATACGGTAGTGGATCTTACCGGAAGAAGAAGTCCTGCGCCTAAACATACCCCCTCCTTATCTGAGGGTTAAAATACCCCCCCCCACGAAGTTATATGTAATATATTGATACATGATTAAATAATTTAAGTTACGTACAAATATAACAAATTAAATGAGATGGAAGGTGATATGGTTGTGAGGAAGTATGAGGGATATTCGGGGAGGATGATATGCGGGACGGACCACCTCCCCGAAATCGGCCCGGCCGGGCTGCCGTTTTTGGTCCCACCCCCCCCGCCTACAAAGGCTGGGAGATAGGAACGGCAAACGATCTGCGAACCGAAAAAAAAAGAATGTCTATTTTGTATTTAACTTGTTGATTATCAATGATATAAACCAATATTTTAATATACATTTACATTTGATTAGTTTTATTATATATAATCGTTGAATTTTTATTGCAAAATATTTGTTGGGTTATTAAACATGTAGTATATTTGCTCCTGTAAGATAACAGCATTAACAAACAGGCGCACCAGAAGCCATTATAAGTCCCAAGGGTATGGGCAAATCTAATGACAAGTAAAGATATTAACAAAGTGCAAAGTGAAGTTAAAAAAGCAAGTGAAAAAACATTAACAGGTGCCGTCAAAGCTTGGTGTCAGCTTTTTAAATCTGGTAAAGAAATCAATGAAATACTCAAGGATAACGATATTAAAGTAGACAAAGCAGTAGTGCCATCTTTGGTTGCTTTAGCAAGGGATAAGGAGATAGTAATACAGCTTTGTAAGGAGATATTGCCACGTGTAGATGAAACCTTTTGCGCCTACAAGGAAATCGAAAGAGTATATCTCGATAAACAGGATCAGGATAAAAACACAAAGTTATCAGAGGATAAGGTGGCAGAAATATCGATAACAGGCAAAGCACATAAACGCTTTGGGTATAACGAGCCTGTAGAATATGAGGGGGGAGTATATTATGAAGTGTTTAACGGATCAGACAAACGTATTGTAAAGTGTGCCGTACCTATCAAACGATATACATTTAATCTTATTGCTAAATGTGTTACATACTATTTGACGCATCCTAAAGACGAAAGATAACAAGTAATCGGCTCCTATATTATTTATGTATAGGGGCGTTATGGTGGTAATGTCCATACGTTCACGCCGTGCCACTGATCTAGACTAAATGGACACGATATTTAACATATTGATATAAACATATTGCTAGTAATTAGGGTATCGAAAGCTTGCAACAGGTGGGCCGCCGCTTAACAATGTGGTTTAAGTACTATTATAGTCTATAATAGTACTATTATCTTTAGGTTTATATCAATCCGGTAAGTACACTAGGTAACCTAGTAGGCCGTGTAAAATCACGGGGTACATTGGTGTATATACGCATGTATAGGGCGTATGTCCATACGTTGCTAGAGTAACACGTATGGAGTGCATAACGGAGTTATAACCGTGCTAATGTATCAAAACAATAGCGTTTAAGGTGGCTTAAATACTTATGCGCTATATGTAGTAGCAAAATAACAACCCTTACAAGGGTATTTTGTGCGGTTAAATTGACGGACAAAGTGCGCCTTGTTGATACGTATAACGGACAACGTATGTGCGTATTTGGCCGGCTTCGTTGTCGGCAAAGGGACCAATACAAATTAATTGGCGGGCGTGCGGGCGTTCGGCTGGCTGTATCGATAACGCCGGCCGTATTGTCCCCCGGCTTACCGTTTCTTATTGGTGCCATTTAAAACGAATAAATTATGTATAGGAGAAAATTCGACAATCTAAATAGAAAGCTAGCACTTAAAAAAGAAAAGGCTTTAAACGCTGCAAGAAAGTCTCAAATTGAGTTTTATGTCGAGCTTACCAAAGAGCTATACAAGTCTAATAAATTAGATTGTAGTAGGGAATCTGATAAATGTAGGCGGAAACGTGTTAGTTACATGGCAAACAAATTGCGGCAATAAATCGTTTGTTTTTATTTGATTTTAAAGTTTGTGCCCTTCTGTACTGTAGTGATATAGGACGGAAGGGCTTTTTGTGCCTATATTTTACAAAATGATAGAATGTGTATATATTTTGCTTACACATAAAAGTGTTAAGTCGGTAAATTTTAAGCCTTGACCGAAAATACGTAAGTAAAATGCTTTATTTAGCATTATTTTGTATACATATATATCCATGCGGACGGGTATATTGTGCCCTTATGTATGGTTTTGCGCTTGAATCGATCCTAAAAGGTATATAATAGGCGGTACTTATTGTATATTTTTTATCTATATCTAGGCTTGTCTTCTCTTAGAGGTAGCTCTAGGGATTGATATATATTATGTTGTTGATACTTAATTCGTTGTATTATTTGAGTGTTGTTTTAAAATCGTGTTTACTTATTGTATATTTTTTATGGGTATATTTATATATTTCGTACTCACCTTGTTTTGTGGGTACATGGCGTTTGAGTTGGGTCGGTATGTTATAGCTACGGGCGACGCCCTGCCTATAATCATAGTTTCTTTATTGGTTTTATTATCAATACATTGTATTAGGCAAGTATATAAGGCAATCAAGAACAAGGACCTCGATATCCTAGACTAATCGGGCGTTCCACGTGGAACAAAGTAGCGGAAGGTCTTAGGATTTCGTGGGGATTTCGAGGGAGGGGTGGGGTTTGCGTGATGGGACACCTCCAAACAAGAAAAAAAAACACCTCCAAACAAGAAAAAAAAACACCTCC